CAAGAATATAATTTAGCAGGGAATAATGATTTATCTAAATCAGATACACCTCTATGTGTTTTTTCATTCTTTTTAAATGTTATATGATGTATTTCTTCAGGAGGTATAAATGATACTCTTATTTTAGTAACTTTTCCATTACCATGATCAGCATTATACTTTAATATAGTATATATCTCTTTAGTTAAATCTTGATTAGAATTAATAAATTTAGAATCTATTCTTCTAGATATTTGTTTAGCAATACGAATAAGCATAGTGTTATCCATAGTTTGTGTATTCTGTGCCTGTCTGTCTTTTTGAGATCTCTTTGGTCTTAACCCACCTAATGTAGATGAAAATGTAGTTTGTTCATTAGCATCTAATTCCATTTCAGTTTCTATATAATAATAACCTAATGCCATATTTCGAATATAAATAGGTTTGATCATAGTATGTTCTAATACTTCTACTATACATCCAGGAACATCTATATTCTCTTTAATATTATTTTTATCTATAAATCCATCAGAAGATAATTCTTGAGGGGCTTTTAATGAATTTCCCAAAAACTTTTTAAAGTTTTTATCTATATCTTTTAATAAAGTAGAATCTTTAGCTATACCAATATCAAATTTAGCTGTAGCTTCTTCTAATGCTTTGTTCTCCTGTAATATACGCATCATATTAATTTGCTCAGTTATGACAGATGGTATAACCCCGGTAGTATTTAATTCTACTTCTAATTTATCTAATTCTATCTCTTGTTCATGTCTCTTAGATTCATTCATAAAATGATTAAATTTATCATCTTTAATTGTAGAATCAATAATACAATCATCTTCAGTGAAACATATATTTCTTGTCTCTTCATTTAATGGATATATTAAATTAAGTTTAGTCGAACTATCATCTATTATATTATTTACTACTTCTTCAGTTAATATTTCATTTTCTCCTAATATACTAGAACCAGTTTTCTTAATTAGTAATTTAGATAATGCTTTACTATATGGAACTACATACACATATTGTTCTCCATATTTCAATGTATTTTTGACTAATCTCTTAGAAAAACGCTCTAAATCATATTTTTTCTTAAGAACATCCAAATTATGATCTGTTTCCTTATCATTAGAAGTAGAAAAATTATCTAATTTATTTTTGTTATTAAGAACAGTTAATACTAAAGAATCTTTTTTAAAATGATCTGCACTAAATATATGATCTACTTTAATATCGATAGCTTGTTCTAGTTTAGGCATATATTTACATACTAAATCTATTTCTCTATCCTGATCTCTAGTAATCATATTTTGAGAATATAGATCCATTATATCATGTAACATTGATTCATCTTGTAAAGTGTGTTGTATCTCTCTATCAAAATTTTCTCCATCTTTTGCTAGAGTTCTACTATACAAACCAGACATATTAGAATCTCCAGTTCGCATTTTAGTCTTATCTATTAATCCATTAAGACTATTATCCATTCTTCTCTTAACAGAATCTAAATAAGATACATCTTTATTATCTGTATAATGGGTTCTTTTATAAATTGTATCTAATGTATTTTGTAATTGTTCTGCTCTTGATTTATTAATTTTCTTATTCATCATAAGATCATTATTTTTATTATCAGACATTAATAATATTCCTCCCTTATCGAAATTATCATGATGTATTAGCCGTATATTTTAGACAGAGATATACCCATGGCAGATCTGCCATGGGTAATTAAGTAATCACATATTTAACCTAATTCATATCCATCTACTACAGGAGATGTAGCAGTGATAGCACCTGTATTACCAGGACTAATTGTGTCATCAGTTAAAATATTATAACCAAATTGCATTTCATCAAAGCATGTATGTTGATTAATATATGCTAAGAAGTCAACAGCTTTGCTATTAACGATACGACCAGTTAATGGAATACCATTATACTGAATTGTCATTTCATTAAAGTTTATATCTCCACGAGTTACGTTATAAATAGATGTATTAGCAAGTGCAGGTTGGCAAGATGCTAAAATATATGCTTTTTCTACATTGTATGCAGTATTATCTGTTACAATTAAGAGATAATGGAATACTTCATATTGGTATCCTTTATCTGGCATCAAAGCATTAGCAGTAGCATTTACTGTACCATTCTGTTGTCCTTTATACATACCAAGATAACGTTTTACTTGTGTACGAGGATCTTTAATTCCACGTAAGAACAATTCATGTGTTTTAGTAATAATAGAACCAGAACGTTCAAAATAGTTCATTTGGAATTGTGATCCTGCTTGTTCAGTAACACGAGTAATGATATTAAGATCAGAAATACCATTAGTTAATGGAGAAGTATCAGAAGTCATATCTTCGATACCTTGGCATCCACGGAAATCATATTCAATAATATGACGATAAGAATTTATAAGATTGCTATATTCACTATTAGCATCTCTTAATTTATCTAAGAATGTAGGAATTTGAAGACTGATTAAAAATGAATAACCAGTTTCATATAAATCAAACTGTGATAAATTAGTATAATCAGTTACACCCCTCATGAGTGTGAAAGAAGTTACATCACGAGGAGAAAGCGTATTATCAAAAATATTAGTTACTTGTTCAGCCATTGAATTTCACTCTCCTCAATTAATTAATAGCAATAATCTTGAATTTTTCAGTTTGTACGAAATCACGTAATTTAACCTGAATTACTGCATAGATTATTTTATTTCTATCGTATAAAGCATTTTCAACATAATCAATACTTAAAGAAGCAAAGTTTACTTTATAACGATCGATAATCATGTTCTGTACATCTTTCTTATATCGAGATAAGTCTTCTCCATCTAAGAAAGAGTAACGGATTTTTGGACAAAGAGTACGGATAGCTTTAACAATTTCTTGAATAGCTAAGACGTTATTAACGAAAGATAATTGAGTATAAATTGTTTGAGAAGTATATTGAGTATTCATTGTCAATATATTTCCTTCATAATAAGAACAATAGTTTATACGTAAATCATCTATTTCTTTTTTCTGATCTACCTGTGGAGTGATTTTTGGACTAAAGTTAAGAGTTCCATCAATCATTGTATCAGAAGGAATAACTATATCATATTTTTGTCCACAGAATGGGCGAGTTCTTCCATTGATAAAGTGTTTAACAAATAATCGAGCTAAGTCATATGTAACTGTTACTGTAATTTGTTTCTTTGTAAATGGTTCGTAAATATCGTAAGAGTTCATATAAGTAGCACAATAACGAGATTTACTATTATCAGCATCAACTAATTTCATTTCTTCCATAGAACTGATACCAATACCCATATCGCGGAAGAATATACAATCTTCACGGAAGTTAACTAGTTGTTCAATAGCACGTTTAACTACTTGTGGATAGTCAGCATCAAATATAGCATCGATACGGTTATTATCAAGATCATAAATCATATCATCAAAAGAACCATCAAATGCTTTCTTTAATTGAGTTGTATATGTATCTGCTACAATAGGTCTATCTTCGAAAGAACCATTAGAACCGTTTTGTAATTCAATTCCATAAATAGTGGATAAGTTAACCTGAGAGTCAATAGTAATATTAGAATATTTTACTCCGTATAAATCAGTACCAAACAATACATCTGCATTTTTAAATGTAGCTGTTTTAGAATCTTCTCCAATTAAATAAGAAACATTTTCTGCAAATGCCGCATATTCTTGTTCAAAGAAATGTGCTCTAATTTGGTTAGAATTGATTCTAACTACGTTAGATAAAGACATATTGACATCTTTTTCAATGATATCTGGATTCATAGTAAATACAATAGTTTCTAATGTATTTCCATCTTCAATAATATCAATGAAATATCTTACGTATTCAACTGGATGGGATACTGTGCTATCAGTATAAATACGGAAACGTTTATGGGATTCACCACGACCGTTATCACAAATAAGGAATAATGGATAATCTCCATCTTCTCCAATATTATTTGTATGACCGAAGTTAGCTAGCATTTCATTTGCGAATGTATTAACATTGTTACCATCTAAAATAATAGTTTTTAATCGATAAGCAATATTAACATGGTTTTCCATAATAGGTTGGTTACCGCTAGCTTCAGTAGTTTCTTTTCCAGTAGAAGCATCTTTGTATAATGGTAAACCATTTTCATCAGTTTTCTGAACTTGTTTATTACGAACCTCTGCTACTACACCTATATTAGCTAATGTAGAATCATTAGCAACAATACGTTTGAAAGTAACATAACCACCAGCTTCAATTATATTAGCTGCTTGTATTAAAGGTTGACCGTGTTTATAGAAAGACAATTCTCTACCATATAATTGGTAAAATTTATCCCCATAGATATTTTTAACAAATTCTTCTGGACCTTTATCAGCAGAACTTACTACCATAAATCTAGGGCGATCGACATTATCTTCTGTTGGGCTAGTAGTGGTATTAATATAGGATTGATCTTCTATAGTAATACTTGTAACAGGTGCTGCCATTAATATTTCCTCCTTTTTATTATCAAATATAGCCTGAATTAATTTTATATTTTAGGCTTAATTTTTAATTTAATTTCAGCAATAACATATAATGTTATACCTAATTTTAATATAATGTTATTGAAGCACATTTGAGATAGTTATACAGTATAGGGAGATCTCCCTATACTGTATAATTTTGTAAAAGTATTTTTTTTTAATTATATATTATAGATGTGGAATATTAATAAATTTATATAAAAGGAGGAAAACATTATGTTTTCACAACAATTCATAAATTATATATTGGAAGTAGTTTTTCCATCTTATCTTACAATATCAATTAGTATAGTTAGAAAACCATGGTACATTTTCTATTCTTATGCTAATTTTGTTATGGCAATAAATACAATATTTGCCATAGTATCTCTTATCAGTAACCCATTAGTTTGGTTGTCTGATAGATATGCTTCTTATATAGTTTTTAAGAAGCAGCAAGAAATAGAAAAAGCAAAAGCTTCTGTTAAAGAAATCTCTACAGAAGAGATGAAAAATCTTCCTGTAGAAGTTATTAGAAAAATGAGAGAGTCAGAATCTGTCTCTCCAGAAACTTTAGCTTTACAAAGAGCTCAAATAAGAGCTCGTAGAGCTAAAGCCGTAAGATTCGTATATGGATTAATTATGTATACAATTGCTGTATACGGATATACAATGTTTTAAGAGAGATTATACATCTCTCTTATTTTTTTTTTATTCTCCCACTAATACTTTTTCTAATGGAGTTTCTTTAGGAGTCTGATTCATAATAGCATATATAGCAGATTCATTAAAGTCTTCAGATATGATAGCAGTATATGGAGATATGTGTTTAGATATATTTCTTACACTCATAGATTTATATGCATGCATGTCATTACTACCAGATAATCTAAATGGTATATCATCATTCTTAGCAGATCTACAAATTTCTCCTAATATAATACCAATCATCTGTGCAGTTAATCCATATGAGAATCCATTTAAATTAGCAGACTCTTGTACGTACTCATGTAATTCATCGTATGGGATAGTATTTATAATAAATCCTAATATAAAGAATAGACTAATAAATTTTTCTACATTACCGATAAATTGAGCAACTTTGTATCCACTAATAACAGTATCATTCTGCCTATATCTCAATACTCTATAATTCATTTTAGGAGTATATGATTTCAATTTAATATCTTTTACTTTTTCTATAGAATATGGAATAGTTTCAAATAAAGAAGGAAACTTCAATCTATTCAATCCATTATTCTTTCCTGTTTTTAAATCTTGAATTGTATAATCGCACACACCTAATAGTGTAACATTTCCACCAACTTGTTCGGCTAATCCTCTTTCAAAATACTTTTCTGGAACATAGAAAATTAGTTCTTTATCCTTTGGTTTAAATTTTATTGAATCGGTATCTATATATAAAAATTCTAGTGCTTTAGTATTACTAGCCATTTTTATCAATTCTCCTTTACATTACAAAATTACTAAAATGTTTAGGCTAAAAATAATTATGGTTATATACTATATATGTGTTATTATATGAAAGGAGGATTTAAAATCTATGAGATCATTAGATAGATATAACAAAAAGAAACCAGAACTACCAAAAACACCAATAAATATTATATATAATTATCTTAATCAAAGAAAATATTCTTTTAAACATAAGTCAGTATTTATTGGTATAGGTACAGATACCATACTTGAAACAATGAATAAAGAAATTCATAATAGGTTAATGGAATTAGTTGTATTACACAGATCTGATGATATATTCATAGCAACTCTATATGACAAGAGTAGCATATTCTTTATATTTAAAACTAAAAGAATTAATAATCATTATGAATATACACCTATTGGTTATTTTAGATTCATCAAAGACGAACTAATAATCAAATTGTCAACCTCAATTGTTACAAGTAATGAATTATTATTAGTAAACTAAAATTTAATTTAGAAAGGAATAATATATTATGTGGAAAGAAATTTTAGAAAAATTAGAAAAAGATAGTTTAACAATAGAAGAATTTAGAGACTATCGAAATAATGGGAAACAAGAATATTTTATTGAAAAAGGCTTCTTGGCAAATTCTGCTAGCAATAAATTAAAAAATGTAGCATTTAAAGATATCTACTATTTATTCCACAGCAAAAATAGTAAGAATCTTAATATATCTGTATCTGATGTTAAATCAAGAAAGAATATGAATATATTCTTAAAAGAAAATAACATTCCATATTATTTAGTTCCAATAGATGTACAAGAGGAAGTGAATGGAAGAAAACGTATAATTAGACTAAATGTATGGATTAGAGATACAAAAGAAAACATAAAGGAAGATGATAAAATGAGTAAACCAATAGATTTTAGTAGACAAATACCATTGAAAGATTTGCAGAATAAAATAAGAAATAAACACAATGAAAGCAAATCAGTTATGGCTACTTCTTCTGATGCTCAGAATACTGAAAATGGCACTCCTCAGACTTCATTATTCGAAGAAAGTACTGTTACTAAAACTAAGTTTCAACGAGTAATGGAAGATATAGATAATGACACGTTCGTTGAAGAGACATACAAAAATAAAGACGAAGAAAATTCTGTAAATTTAAATGGCTCTGGAAATGAATATATTAAAGTATCAAAAGAATTAATATATACTATGAATAAGATTCAAAGTAGATTCAACGTATTCTTCTCTGAATTAAAAATAGATATGTTCGACGAAAGTACAGTATGGCTTCTTTTAAATTGTCCAAATAGTATTCTTCAAGTCATATCTTCTCTAATAAAATCTTTTGATCATTCATTAGACGATAGTATCAATAGAAGATATAAATTTATTATAGATGATAAATATTGTACTATTAAACAAGTTATATATAAAGGATCTAAAGATATCAAAAGAGTGAATGACTTAGGAAAAATTCTTCACACAATCCCATCTAGTGATATTAAATAATATCTTTGATGTAAAACAATATTATGGGTAGAGGATAATTCCTCTACCCATGTAATTATTTTTTTATTTTATTCAAGAAATATTTTTTCATATTTTCGTCTTTTATACTATTATCAACTAGTTTTCTGTATAATGATTCTCTAGGAATTTCATATTCTCTATTATCTAATATATATTTAGCAAAGTCTATATAACCTAAATTAAGAGCTATGTCTATTATCCAATAATCATAATCTGATATATTTCCTCCATTAGATTCAAATAGTTTTAATGTCTTTATCATATTTTTAGTTTTATTATTTGTAAAATTAATCTTAGGTATATTGGCAACACACA